CCAACTATTTATAGCCGCTCTCGATGCGGAATAATTACTGTTGTATTGTTGTTTGGCAACCTCTGGCGGTGTATCAACACTAGCGCTAATATCATCGTAGTTTTTATCATGAAAATCAGCGAAAACCGTTTCAATATCAGTACCGAAATTTTTAAGACTTGCGCCTGGTGGCAAATTGAAAGTTTGATTATTCGTAGTTCTAGTAATCTTATTGGCTAAACCATCGCCCAACTCATAACTATCAACTATTTTATTTGGATTGTCGTTTTTAAATCTTTTTGCAACAATATCCTGCAATGGATTTTCACCAGTTGAATATTCTTTGTGTTCAATTCCGAATAATATCTTTGCCGCTTGTTCCGCTTTTCCAACACTAGCATCAGTATATCGGTCAAGTTTCATTACTTTTTCAATTACTTGACTGTATTCTGGAACGCCTCTTTTTTGGTCTGCTGTTAGTTTTTGACCATAAACCAACCAAGCCAATCGTCTTTTTGATTTTTCACCATAAGCCAAAATTCGCTCATAGTCATAAAGTAAATTTTCCGTATTTTTTACCCGAACATAATACGCTACATGTTCATTTCTGTTATTCAATTCAATACCGTGTTCAATTCGATTGCCGTCGCCTTTGCTTTTTAAAACTTCATGAAAAGAGGGCGTTTCTACAAATTCACCAGAAATCAATTGCATTGTTGGTCCCGAACTTTCAAACCTGCAAACAACTAAGAAATCACCAGATTTGAATTTTTCAGAATAGCCATCCCAAGCCATTTGATGTAACGTTCTACGCTTTTCGTAATCTATATACTTTGAGTTTGAATACACTTTCCAACGTGCCTCTGTAATCAATTTGAAATTATCTTTTAAAATAATTCCTTCGCTTTCTAAAACATCCGTATTTGGTTCGCATTCTAATTTTAAACCCGAACCAATCACCCACTGCAAACGTCTTGATGTAAGTGTTTTTATTACGTCAGTTTTCACATAAGCATCTACGCCACGCAAACGCAAACGCAAATAATCTGGCATGTTTTTTACAACAATACCTAAATCCCCCGATGTTTTTTCCCCATCATACGACTTGGTTAATATTGGCCATGAACCGCCTAAATAACCATGACCCGTTCCCTCGCCAAAATAATCCATGTNGCTTTTAACNTCNACATCTAAAACTTCACTCTCNGGCTTTACTTTACTAAATTCGTATCCTAATATTTTCATATTTATTTTTTAAAAATTACCGCTTCTNAAAACCGTAACNCGCCCGTTAAGTCGNTTTACATATCGCTGTTTTAATTGTTCNAAACCAGTCAAACCCGCCATAACATCCGCAACACTACGATATTTTGTTCTGATTTTCATTTGTCCATCGTCCATAGAGTACTCGTCAAATGCGGTGCTTTCTGTTACATCCAATAACTTCAATTCCATTGCTTCAATCAATGAATTTATAGCTACAATTTTATCGTGCAAAGTCGAACGACACTCAATGTAATTACTTATACTGTAAATCCCATCATTCATAATATAGATTTTTATTTCTTTACAAACTTACTATTTTTTTTTATAACTTTTGTAAACGAAAAAAAGCCACCTATTTAAAAGTGACTTTTGTAAAACATAAAAACAATAAAATTTAATTATTTGCCATCAACCATTTGGGCGTAATCTTCCCAAGTTATTTTTGCATTTTGAGAATGTGAACGCCTTAAAACATCAATGAAAATTTCACGCGCTGCAATGTTGTAAACCGCACAGTCAAAAGCATGATTTTGTACATTACTGTTTTTCTTTTTCCACGAATACCCAATCTCGATATCATTCTTTAATATTGGAACTCGTTTTTCAGCTTCAAAATGTGAAAAGTAATTACGCATCGTATATTTTCCATCCGTACTCATTGGAAAATTCATATATCCCATAGGTTGGAAACCATCCATTCCACGTGATAATTTCATATTTGCAGCTAAAATGTCTTTCAATTGATTAACTTGAAGCATGTATAATTTTCCAACCATTTCACGGGAACGACTTATTATTGGCGTGTCCTTTGTCAATTTTCGATATTCATCTTCTGCATATCCTTTCACCCCAATCACAATTGAATTTGTAACTGACTTAATAAAATCATACGCTAGTTTGGTAAAATGCCCCGTATCAATTACGGTAATATCAATATTATAAATATCCCCGCTTTGACCAACAAAATCCATATCAATAATTTTTTGAAGAAACGGCCAAACACTTAAATTTTGACCAAAAGAATAAGTGTAAACATCTCGATTGCTTTCGTTTTCTTTATCCTTTAAATTTCGTTTTCGATTGTTTTTAAACGTTCCAATACTACCATGGGTAATTGAATAAGTAACTCCAGTTGATGTATGTGCTATAATTTCAAAATCCAATCTTACATCTTCATTTCCTTGCTCCATAACACCACCTAAATCACATGCCATTGTAAGCAATATTATTTTGCCGTTTCCATCTTTATCACACAACAAATCAGGAACTATTCCAACCTCATAAGAACGCATGTTGTTTTCCATCATTTCATTTACTCTCAATGTAATTCCGCGCTCTTCCCAAGTTTGACCCAATTGAGTATTTACAAATGTTTTTAACTTGCTTTCATCAACATGCCCATCTACTGGATTAGCTTCCAACCATTGATAAACTAAATCCGACCAACTATCAAACCCAGGCGGTATTACCAAAGCATTCAATTGATAACTTCGATAACTTGGTTTTTTAGCCTTGCAAGTCGGAACCCATTTACCAGTTAAATTCAATTCGTACTTTTGAGAATATTTAATTTTTCCCGTGCAATTTTGACACTCATAATGCACACTTTCAGAAATTAACTCATTCTTTTCATCCAATTTATATTTTATTCCGCCAAAAGTACCATCTTCACGTTCAACACGCCACTCCATAGGGATATAGGTTTTACAATGCGGACATTTCCAATTCCATTTTCGCTTATCCCCTAAATCATAAACATCTTCAATATTACTTTGGCCTTTTACCGTAGGAGAGCTTATATAAGCTATCTTTTTAGTCGAGCCAAACGATTTAGCCCTATTCTCTAAAAGACTTCTAATTGACCCCTCTTTTTTATCCGCACGAGGCGCATCGTCAAATTCATCCGCCAAAATATACTTTGCTGAATAAAATCTCAATCGTCTAGGGTTGTAAGTTGCACCAGTCAAACTCCCGCCCGCAAACTCCTTTTTAAAATCCGTATCCCCTGATTTTTGGTTTTTCTTTTTTACAATCGACGGTCGTATCAAGTGGCCCAATCCAGAATTATGAATTATTGGGTCTAAACGATCACGTACTGTGTCTTGAACCAAACTCTCTGAACCCGACAAAAACATAATGTTACTTGGACACTCTGAAATTATATAAGGAATTACAACGGTAACAACTCCAGCAGTAAAACCAGACTGCGAACACTTCATAACTGCAACACATTCAACATCGCTAGTAGGACTTATACAATCAACAACTTCACGCGTATAAGGCGAACGGTCGTAATTGAAATATCCTGCAAATACACTTTCTGCGCTTGTTAGATAAATGTTCTTTTCAATCCAAACTGACGGCTCTAATCTTATCGTTTTATAAGAATAAATTTTTGCTTGAATTCTATTTACTGACTTTTTAAATATCTCGTTTAGCATTCTGATTTTGATATAATTAGATTATAAATGTCTTCTTCATATTGACCTAAAATGTTTTTTAAATCTTGGTTGCCTAAAATATCAGTAATTTTAATTATTTCTATTTCTGGAAACTCTGCTGGTTGATATCTAGTTGCGGGAATAAAAATACCCGATACCGAATATTCAACATTTAATTTAACACCGTATAAATCTATTTCTGTTGTTTCTGTTTTCATTTTAAAAAGGTGTTTTAATAGTTGGTATTAATTCTAATTGATTTCTAAGGTTATTTAATGTTATAAATTCTTTACCTATCCAATATCCTATACTTCGGCAGTTCATTGTTTTTTTTATTTGTCTACCGGTTTGGGTATTGAATAGTTTTTTGCAAGTTGACCATTTGTATTTTTCTTTGTTTATAATTTGCCATTTCAAATCATAACTTACTGATATTGTTTGCATTTTGATTTGGTTTTATAAGTATTAGCCAATAGTTANNNGCAATACTCCGAAGCCCTACGAACAGCGACATCGTAATATTGTTTTTCCTTTTCTATTCCAATTGATTTGCGATTTAATTTAATGCAAGCAAGGTTGGTAGTTCCTGAACCCATTGTATTGTCTAAAACCATATCTCCTTCGTTGGTGTAGGTTTTTACAAGGTACTCCATTAAGTCAAGCGGTTTTTTTGTTGGGTGTTTTACACCGTTTCTTTTTTCTGATTTACTTGATATATTTATTATACTGCTTGGGTGTTTGTCATCCTTTAAAATATAAATATCATTTATTTCAGCATCATAATGTTCTGGGTTTCCTTTAGGTGTTTTTAACTCTACCCCTTTTCTATACCTTTTTAAACTGCTGTCGGTTCTTGGCTCTCTAATTGGATTATAACTAATACTTTTACCGAACACTAATATGTTCTCGTGCGTTTTAAATGGCTGATATTTTAAATTAAAAAAGTTAGCTCCGTGAATTTTATTCCATATTATTTCGTATTTAAATAATTCGTAATTACTACTTATTAATTTAGTTGTAAATGGTTGTGATGATGTCAATACAATTACTCCGTTTGGTTTTATAATTCTTTCGTATTCTT